TGACATAGCCTGAACCGTGACGTGTCCAGTAGATGCACGGCCAGTGGTACGGGCTTTGCCTGCGTACTTGACGAACCATTTTGTGTAGTTCACTTGATCACCTCACGATATTCAGTTTTTTCAATCCATTGTTTGCACGATTGACACACTGAAGCACTCCATGAGAAGTGATAAACACGATGGGTTGCACCGCATGGGCACATGATTTCTTTGCCGTCTAGACCAGCACGTGTGTAGCGTGTGATGGGCTTTGTGTTGATAGTGGTGTTCATTTCAGTTTGAGATGAAGAACTCATTTTCGTTACCGTTGAGGGTTACACCATCACGCCAAGTAAGTCCGATGCAGTGTCCGTCTGGCGTGTAGACGATGTTAAAACCACCTCGATCGTTGTACTTGACTGCGTATGCAGTTGTAGACCAATGAACAGTCTTACCTGCAAGAACTGCAGCTTTGATTTCGTCGAGAGTCATGCAAACCTCGCACGTGATTTAAACTTGTTCTCTGTAACCATGCAGTACCACTTGGCAGCTACATAGATTTCAGTTGGTGCATACCGTTTGGGTCGGAATGTGATTTCTGTGTCCGTGATCTTGAGGTTGCCAAACTCACCACGGATAAGACTTTCTTCTTCCTGGTCCCACATCCAACCAAACTGGTCCTTGAGTTGGTCACGTTGTCTGTTGATAAACGTGGTCTCATTATCAAACTGTGAGTCAGTGTCATACATGCTACGGTCTCGTGTTACAGTCTTGCGTACGAATGACCGTAGGTCCTTGATTTTGGGGTTGTGGACTCGTTGCTTAAAGATGATTGCCATCAGCCGATCATGTTGGGTTTGATTCGTTCACCATGGATGGTGACTACACTGAAGCCTAGTTCTTCAATCATTGCAATGTCGTTACGGCGTAACGTTTTGAAGCCTGTGAGGTTTTGAAGTGTTTCGGCCCGATCATTGACGGGATACGCCAGTGGCCTGCCGTACACCTCCCTGATTTGATACACAGCAACGTGTGTACCATCACTGACAATTCGTGCGTGTTGCAGTTGGTCCATGATAAGTGCGTCCTTGATTTGGTGATTGTGAATGGCTGGGTGCCGCTAAAAGTTGACAAAAAAACTACCCACTTTGTGCGTGGGTAGGTGTTAATTAGACCGGGTATGCTTCGCCCTTGGTATCAACCAAGTTGTCGTAAATAGCCCGGCCATTGTTACTTAAGGTCTCATATCTGAGCATGGGAGAAGGTGAGAAATGCTCAGACAATTTGCTCAGTCGTGCATAGAAACTAGATCCCTGCCCCCAGTGATAGTTCGACAGGAACAAATACCATGCACAGCAGACATCGAATCGGTCGAAATACATTGTTAATTAGCGGATGGAAAAATCACGAACTTGTGAGCGAAGCAGCCTAGCCTGTTCTTCTAGTTCGTTTGCTTTTTTGATGTTGTTAGCTACACCTTCCACGGTGTAATCTGTCTTACGTTGTTGACACTCAGACACACTAGTTAGAATGCCGTTTGTGTCGTCAAACCTAGCTAAATACATTTCAACCTTTTGCGCTGTCTTGCGATTACGCAGTGTTGCCATGATGGTGGTATAGCTAGCGTGGCAGGTTAGCCACCATTCAGACCCGTACTCGCAATCGGTGCCGTCTGGCACGTTGTAGCCGTGGGACTGTTCGTACTCGTGAAGCTGTGTCTGCAGCTTTTGAACGAACCCGCCATGTCCTGAGATCTTGCGAGCCTTGATCCCCTGCCATTCTGACAGGATGCGGATCAAATGCCCTTCGACCTCATTGGCGCGGGCGTTGATCTGGTTTTGTGCGTTGATGCGTTGCTCTGAAATCATGGTAATTAAGTGTGAGTGGATCCGTCGGGTAACATGACGCCATACAATCCGCAGTGAGGCAGGATGCCTTCAATCACTACGTGGTAAGCGCCGGTATGGTGATTGTCTTCTGATTCTTCAACCATTAGACCTTGCATCAGCTCATACACAGGTTTACCGGTGGTCATTGACCAATCAGCAAACTTTGCAAGCTGTGCCCTTGTGATCACCTTGTAATGATCGCCTAACGTGCCGTTTGGGCCGTCAAGTAGCTCTGCTCTGTATCTCATGGTTTGTACTGTCTGCATTCGTTGTAGGTCATGATCGTGCGTTCTGCACACATCTTGGCCCCAAGGTGGTCTGCGTACTGTGCAGCGCAGAACAGCGCAGCAAACAGACAGACTAGGTAACCGGTAGCAAATTTCATACGCGGCACCATGCTGTGATCTGTTGATGTGAAACGTTGAAGCGTTTGGCAATGGTCTTGTGTCGGTAGCCGTTCTTGCTCATCCGCTTGGCTTTGGTCTGTTTGCTCTCAGTGAAGTAGAGGAGAAGGATGCAAGGGAGGAGAAGGACGACCAGCAACACAGCAAGTGTGGTGGTCATGTGTGGATGTGATCGAACGGTGTGGATGTGGTGTGGTCCGTTCGATGTGCACAGTGTGGACCTGATCAGGGTCAGTGGGTAGGGTCCTGTTGTAATGCTTAACATAAGTACTGCTTATTGATTACATAAGCTGGCATTATGAGTCGCCACAGATCGCGCAAGATCGACACGGACCGACCACGGCACGGATACGGCTCAGATTCGTGCAAATACTGCGCGTCCAGTCCTGCGTACCTGTCATTCACACAGTTACGCAAGGCCCAAAAACCTTGGTATGACTGGGTTTTGTCTGCGTCCAGAACGTAAACACGTCCAAAACGCCACATTTAGAGGGGCATGGGGGGTCACTGCGTCCTGGACATAGCGTTAATAGGCTTCACTAATTTTTGTCATTTTTTATCGGCCTTCTGTTTGGCCCAACACTGCTGACAAGTGACCTCAGTAATTGGGTAATTAACATTTACCGGAACTTCTACGTCACATACCTTACATTTAATGATACGTGTATCGTGTAACTCGAATTGCATAGCGTATATAGAGTATATATAGAGTATATATAGAGTATTGGTGGTATATATCAGGACATATAAGGACGTAGATATTATTTTAGTTAAATGACATAAATGAAATTAATAAAATTATTTAAATTAATAAAATTAATAACATTAATGACACTTAAGTAAATAATATGAAATAATATGTCTACCGGTCTTGCTACCCGGATAATATATTAGGGCTAGTAAAGGGGAAAGATTGTCTCCTTCCCCAGTCAGGGGTCGGGTCCACCCTTCCCTCTCCCTGTATACATAGGTTCGTAAAATGAGTCTAACGTGAGACCCATGTCGGTATATGGGTTCTCGAAGAATTACGGCTCTGTTGTCTTTGTTCAGTATTTAGTCCAAGGACTAGATGATTTGTCAGACCTTGAGGGTCTTCGATAGAAGCCCTAAGCATGTCATTCCAATCTTCACGTTTTCTTTGGTTGACAGCTTCTTGAGCCGAGATAGACATGCAGTCAGTGAAGTATTTGACACCTTGAGCAAGAGCATCGATCCTGTCGTCGTGTCTGACAGCACCTTTCTCTCTGCACATACGGGACATTTGATAGAAAAGCATGTACAGGAGTCTTTTTTCAGGGGCTTCGTCTTTGTTAGACTTGTAGTCCCAATCGATGACGTCTTTATCAACGACCAAGCGGTGTTGATTCATGACAGGTTCAAGGGAATCAATAATTCTGTCTTCTTTACGTACATTGGCGCGAACTTCTTCAACGTCAATGCCTTGTTTTGTCTGCTGAAGGTGTTTTTTG